CAAGGTCGATGAGCGCAACTGGCAGGTTCTCCCGACCCCCTTGGTCAAAGACTCCCCCTTAATTATCGCTGAGGAGTTGAACGAGGTATTGGAGCCTTGGCGAGACTAGCCATGTAGTTGCCCCTCTCGACAACCTATGCTAAACTGGGGTTGTAAATACGAGAGGAGTTCCAATGAGCGTGACCAAGGAGTTTGCGGTCAAGATTGATACCGAGTTATCGTCTTGGCACGATAAGCGCTGGACAGTTACTAGCAAAATTTTGGATGCCGAAGATTCAATTAAATTTTATGAGAAGCATTACCCAAGCCGTGTTGAAGAAATTGAAAACAAAATTGCTGAATTAAAAAAGCAAAGAGTAGCGATTCAATCCGAGATAAATAAGTTGGACGCAATCTACGACCAAGACCCTTGGACAAGAGCCTTCTTAGTAATCAACAGCAATGGACATGTTCACAGTTCAATGGATTGTAATACTTGTTTTTCAACTACGAGATATAACTGGTTAGTTCAGTACAGCAATGATGATGAGAAAACTGTTGTTGAGGATGCTGGTCAAGATGCTTGCACAATCTGTTACCCAAGCGCTCCAGCCGAGGTCTTAAATCGTCCATCAAAAATTGTTACAGCGGACAAAGTAGCCAAGGCAAAAGCCAAGGCTGAGAGAGATGCAAAGCGTGAAGCGAGGATTGCCAAAGAAAAAGCCAATGCTCCTACAAAGAGCGGTGAGTTCTTGTACTTCAAAGAGGGCAAGTACACATATTCAATCAACACAGAGCGTTCAGCGGTTACAAAGTGGTTCGAGTTGCAATGGAGAATCAAAGACAAAGTTACAACGCATTATTACGACGGAACACCACACAGCCCTGAGTCAATCTTGGAGCAAGAACAAAAGATTGCTAAAGCCAAAGAAATAGCAGACATTATCTGCCAAAACCTTGCCGAGAAGAACGGCGTGTCATTTGACCAGCAGTTGAAAATCTTGGAAAATAAGTACAAGAAGAGAGGTGACCGATGAGTAAAACGCCAAGACTGATGTCTCGTGGTATAGCCGACCCAAGCAAAGCATTTGGTCAATGTTTATGGCAAGCAAGTTTGTATGCCAAAAAATATAATCAAGGTTTAATTAGGGTTACTGGTGCAGAGTATTACAAAAGAGAGCATTGGGCTGTTTATACAGATATAGGTCAAGAGGGCAATGAAAGATTTTTATACAGCCAAACATTAAGCGGAACAATAATAGATTTAACCGCTCGTCAATTTGATAAAACTCTTCCTGCAAGATACGAAGATGAAGCCTCTGAGTGGATGGATAATGCTTGTTTATGGTTGGGCGACAACTTAAATTACGAAGTATTTTTAACATCCAATTTTCAAGAAGAATCAGTTAATTGGGGTTATTGGGAATCAGATAATGAGGGAATTGAATTACCTAGAAAAATGATGGGTGAATGGGATGTATCGGAGAGGAAAAGCGCATGAAGTGTTACACATGTGGTAGCGAGTTTAGAATTACCTTTGTCAAAGGTAAACCTTATTGCTTTATCTGTGAGGTCGATGCCTCAATGGAGCAATACGGAATAGTTCGACAAATCAAAGAGAGGACAGCATGAACGAGACCAGTTATATCGAACGAGTATGTTTGAGAAAAGGAATCCGTTTAAGCGCCAAGGGTAAGCGATGGGCTGAAAATGCCGAGGGCATAGCGTTCGTCTTCTTTATTTTGCTTGCTTTTGGGGTTGTAGGGTCAATAGAGAGCGGGAAGTGGTTCGGATGAGGCTACTATCACGACTCACCCTAAAACAGCCCCTACGGGTCTCTGAAGGCTCATTAAGGGCTATCCGTAGAGCGCAACTAGAAAAGGCGCTCGCTGAGGAAGCCGATAAGCGCCACGCAAGAAAAAAGGCTCGCATGTTCAGTTTGATTTCTAAACCCCAGTAGGGTATACTTGGAATTGTCCGAGAGGAGGACACATGACTCAAGTAGTTGAAGCCCCAGTTAAAAAACTGGGCAAGCGTGAGTGCGCTCGAATCTACAAAGAGGCTTATGCCGCTGGTCTTAAGGCTGGCAAAGAAGTTGGCGTTCCAAAGTTTATAGTTGGTGACGCAATCGGTTTTAGTGATGAAATCGATTTTTCAAAGAAAACTTATATCCTTGATGGTCTTTGCGGATTCGCTTGGATAAACATTTCTCCAGCGAGAGGTGCTTTCGTGATTTACTTAAAGAGCATCAAGGCTGGTAGCAAGGGTTATTACGGTGGATACGAAATTTGGGTTCGAGAATTCGGACAGAGCGTAGACCGTAAGAGTGCGTTTGCTGGTGCCTTTGCTGAGGTTCTTAGAAAATACGGAATCAATGCGAGCGCTGGTAGCAGACTTGACTAAGTAAGAAAACTGAATTCATCCCGTCAGTCGCTTCTTAGATTGGCGGGATGAACCTTATATTGCTCTAACCTTCCAGCGATATAAGTTAAGGTATCCTTGTAGACGGGTACCCAAGTTCGGTGGAGTTGATGCCATTTGTGCGTCCGTCCTCTCTCAAGCACGATGTAAGAGCGTCCTCCACCGAGCGTCCTAATATCCTTGACACTCATTCATCTTGATGATGTACCCTAATCGTAGGTCGCAAAACACCTACTTCTAAAAGTGAGGTCAGTCCGATACTGACAACATAAAAGCGTTACAGCCAGTAACGAATAACTGTTCACTCCTAACAATGGAGGAATATGCGATTTTATGAAAACATTTTCAAACCAATTCCAAGTTTCATTCTTGTTCTTGGAATTATCATTATCAATCCGTTCCATATCCCGCCCGACCCAGTAGCAAAGGCTGAAGATAAGCCAGTTATTATGAAACCAATACTGGTTGAACAAACACCCGAAGCGGCTAAAGAGTTCGCTCAGAATCGCCTTTATGCTTACGGCTGGAGAAATCCTGTTGAGTGGGAGTGCCTCCTATCTCTTTGGACAAAAGAATCAAATTGGCGTCCTGATGCTTACAATAAAAAAGCCGTGTATCAGAATGGAAAAAAACTTCATGCTGGTGGTATTCCACAGATACTTGGACTTGACCCTGACTTAACAGTCGAGGAGCAAGTGACCCGAGGATTGGTTTATATCGAGCATCGCTATTCCAATCCATGCTCGGCGTGGCGTTTTTGGGAAAGAAATTTTTGGTACTAACCTTCCTGAATGGAAGAAGAAAAGAAGCCTTCAGTAATTGACGATGCGCTCGCTCAAATCGGGCGCATCGCTTTTATTGAACCCGCCATCTGCACAGGATGGGTTTTAGTTTCTGAATGGATGGGCGAAGGAGAAAAAGATTATTGGACGCTAACACTTGCCGATGACCAAAATCCTGATTGGCGACACTTAGGATTAGTTCATCATGGGCTAAAGAATTGGGAGGGTGATGATGATGTCGGACTCAGAGACAGACCAAGAAAGAAGTGAAAAAGAGAAACAAGAATTATTAAACGCTTTAATTAAAGAACGCTTTGGAGAATGGGCAACACGCAAGACCATAATAAAAGATTCTGAAAAATAAAGCAGTAGAATTTCAACATGGGTTTACCTGAGTTTGTCAATGATGCGCCATGTCGCTCTGCTGACCCATGGCTCTTTGACCAATATAAAATTGATTTAGCGCAACCCGCACTTTCTTATTGTGCAAGATGTAAATTTTGGCAAGAGTGTGACTCTTTAGTTCAACCTCAGACTAATCACTATGACGGAATTGTTGCTGGAAAAGTGTGGCGCAATGGAAGAATTTTGGCTAAGTTAGATGCCTATTCCCCTAATCGTTTAGTTGTTGGAGAGGAATCTATTGAAGAAAATAGTTATGCCGTGGAAGTTCGAGGGAGCGAGTTGTTGGGGACTAGAGACGAATTTCTTTTTTCCGAATGAAGAAGGAGGAACCAGCACAGAGTATGCAATAGCAAAGAGAATTTGTAAGGGATGCTTTTGGCAAGAGGAATGTCTTACCTATGCGTTACATTACAAAGTGTTAGGGATTTGGGGTGGAACAACACTAAATCAGCGAGACATAATGAGAAAAAAATTAAACATAATCGCCAAACCAATAACCAATGAAAGGCACACAGCATGACAGCAATAGCAATAGCAGGAAACTTAGCGGGTGACCCTGAGTTGCGCTTTACTCCAAACGGTAAAGCAATGGCAACATTCACAATCATCTCTTCTAAGTCACAGAAAAAACCCGATGGCACTTGGGAAAATACCGATGTAACTCCATGGTCAATTAAGTGCTGGAATAAACTGGCAGAGAATGTAGCCGACTCCTTGAAAAAGGGAATGGGTGTAATTATCCAAGGAACCGCAGTTTGGGAATCTTGGGATGATAAAAAAACTGGAGAGAAAAAAGGACGGATGACGGTCACCGCTTTTAATGTTGGCGTGGACTTAAAACGCCACATAGTCCAAGTAGTTGATGTTCGCCGTAATGCTGAGGGCGATTCCGAGATAGAGCCGTGGAGCGCTCCCACTTGGAAATCCGATGCAACAGTTCCCGAGTCGTTTCCTTTCTAACCCCGATATAGTATTATTAGGGTTGAAAAACTCTCGAAGGGGGTTGAAATGGCAATATGGGTTGATTTCTTCACGGAGAAATTACAAGGCTCAAAAATTGTTGTTGATGCAAACGGTAAGCCGTATGTCTCGAAAGAGATTGCTCCAAAAGAATATGTGGAGATTGAATTAAACATCACGCAACAGTTCTTGCCTTATCACATCTATTTCCGCCGTTACGATGTCAATGGCAATGAGTTAGAGAATCGTCTCTTTGCTCAAGTCGGTGACAGATACTTGGCTCTTAAATCTTTTGAAGACTTAACATCCAAAAGAATTAACTCTTTTGAATTAGTCTTAGATGGAGAATAAAAGGGCAAAATCCGCTTAACGGTATAATCGATGGGTGTACGATAACCTTTCGCCGAACCGTGATGGTGTCGTCTCTATGCTCGGGGCTTTTGCTATTCAAACTCACGAATTATATTCGGAGTTGGTGAACGCAGGGTTTAATGAGCAACAGGCAATTTCTATCGTTGTTGGATTAGCCAATAAGGATAAATAGTAGTCGAGAGGTATAGATGGCAGACAAACCAATCCCCGATTTAACCGAACTAGGAGCCACGGGTTTACGCCGTTCAGGTGGAACGGTATACGAAGAATTTTTAGTAAATCTACGAGGTATTCGTGGAGCAAAAGTTTACCGAGAGATGGCGGACAATGACCCAACCATCGGCTCCATGTTATTCGCAATCGAGAAAGTTATTACTCGTCTTGAATGGCGCATAGACCCTTATAGTGATAATTCCCAAGATGGAGAGATTACTAAAGAGGACAAAGAAGTAGCGGCGTTCGTAGAATCTTGCTTAAACGATATGTCAGATTCTTGGGATTCAACACTATCTCAAATGTTGTCGATGTTGATTTTTGGTTTTTCTTATCATGAAATTGTTTACAAAGTTAGAGGCGGAGATGTAAAAGACCCAAGAAAAAATTCAAAACATAATGATGGTCGTATTGGTTGGCGCAAAATGCCAATCCGTGCCCAAGAAACTTTGTTCCGTTGGGAAATTGACGAGGATGGCGGAATTCAAGCCATGGTTCAAGTAGACCCATCAACAGGTGGCGCTCACACAATTCCAATCGAGAAGGCTTTATTATTTAGAACATCTTCACAAAAGAATAACCCTGAAGGTCGTTCTATTCTGCGTAATGCTTACCGTGCTTGGTATTTTAAGCGCCGTATTGAAGAGATTGAAGCAATCGGTATCGAGCGTGATTTAGCAGGTTTGCCAGTCGCTTATGTACCACCTGAGTTCCTATCTTCAACAGCAACCGCAGAACAAGCCTCTGTTTTGGCATCGATTCAAAATATCGTTACCTCTATTAAGCGTAATGAGCAAGAAGGAATTGTTATGCCTTCCATGTACGATGATGCTGGACATAAAGTATTTGATTTAGTTTTATTATCATCAGGCGGTAGCCGTCAGTTTGATACAGACAAGATTATTCAAAGATATGACCAAAGAATTTCTATGTCGATTCTTTCTGACTTCATTCTCCTTGGCTCTGACCGAGTTGGCTCTTACGCCCTTGGTACTTCCAAAATGGATTTGTGGTCGATGTCAGTTGATGCAATCGCTAAAAATATCGCTGAGGTAATGAACCAATATGCGATTCCAAGATTGTTAAAACTCAACGGAATGGATTCATCCCGTGCCCCATTCTTGACTTATGGTGAAGTAAGCCATGTTGATTTGAATGAAATCTCAGCCTTTGTTGCTAACTTGGCTCAAAGTGGTGTTCTTGTTCCTGACCCTAAGTTGGAAGAATATCTACGAGACTTGGCTGGATTACCACCTGCGGAGCATGATGGACAAAATTTTGGTATGCCTCCAATGCCTGAAGGTATGGGAGTTCCTCCTGCGCCTGAAAAAGCCGATGGTGCTGGTGAAGAAGAATTACCTCCACCTCCACCAACACCCGAAGGATTGACTTCACCCGCTCCTGAAGTTGGTTAAAGATGCCATTTCGTTTTGCGAAAGCCGAAAGACCGAAGCGCACACCTTTATCTGCTGAGGAGCGAGCGCTTGCCCTAACTCTTTACAATTCAATTCAAAGAGCCTCGGATAAAATTTCAATTAAACAACTTGAATCCTTAGTTCGTAATCTTGACCCAGTAGTTTTAGAAAGATTGCTTAATTCAATTACTATTGCAAGTCAAATAAAAATTAAAGATGCTTTATTAAACTCTATTGATTTAGGTGGCAAAGAGGCAATCAATCAAATTAAAAAATTAGCGCCACAACTTGTGGCACCTAGCCTTACAATGCCAACAAGTAAAAAACCTAAAGTCACATTCAATTTATCTTTTGATAAAACAAATCCCAATGCCCTAGCGATTGCACAGCGTCGTGCTGGAGAATTGGTTACATCAATCGATGACCTGACAAGAATAGCAGTCCGTGAGGCTATTGTTCGGGCTTTCAAAGAAAAAGTAGATTATCGAGAGACAGCAAGAAGAATCAAAAATAGTGTTGGCTTGCATCCAAGATGGGCAGAGGCAGTTGATACATTTGAGAAAAAAGAGTTTGCTCGATTAGTGCGTGGTGGAATGAAAGAAGAAACCGCTCGCACCCGCTCAAGAGAAAGAGCAGACCGATATTCAGAGTCTCTAAAAAGTAAAAGAGCAACCATGATTGCTAGAACCGAGATTCAAATTGCTCAAAACGAAGGACGCTTTGAGGGTTGGAGACAAGCATCAGAGGAAGGTTTTGTCGATACTCAGTCTCAGAAAATGTGGATAACTGCTCCCGATGAAAGAGTCTGCGATATTTGTGGACCCTTGGATGGAGAGACAGTTCAATGGCAAGATAATTTTTCGAATGGCTCACCCTCACCAATAGTTCATCCAAATTGTCGTTGTGCCATGGTAATTATTCCACCCGATAGAAGTCGCTCATGAGTATTACTCTCACATTTCCTGTTGGCTATGAGCCAGTTCTTAAACATGGCGACCACGACCAATCAAGCCACGGTGCTTGGGCGCATGGCACCCAAGTAGCCCCTGAAAAGATTCGAGAGGCTATTGAGTGGGTCAGGGATAACGAGGGTCTAACCATCGATATGAAAGATGGTGATATGCCTAAAACGGGTTTTAATGTGGCTAAGGGCAAAAAGTTTGCTGAAATCGTCAAGGCTGAGGATTTCTATGGAAATAAAGGCGAGGAGATTCTGACCTCCTACCTAAAACAATACAGGTCAGAACTCAATAAGGAGAATAACTACCTCGGTTTATGGCATAATAAGAAAGATGGACAGGTTTATCTTGATGTTTCTGAAAACATCCAAGATGAAACGGAGGCTATAAGCCGTGGTCGTGAAAGAGACCAAATCTCAATATGGGATGTAGTAAACCTAAAAGAAATACCAACAGGAGGAACAGGTGCCACAAAAACTAGAAGTAGTCAAACTTCCCGATTTGTCAAAGATGACAGACGAGCAGATAGACGCATACGCCAAGGAGATTTGGGCGAAGTTAGCAAAAGGCAAGAACGAGTCAAAGTAATTTATTTTGATTATGGATTAAAACCCGTATTCAAACATGAGGGTCACGAAGACCAATCAAGCCACGGTAATTGGGCTAGAGGTTTTACTGAAGAAGAAGTTAAGCGCATTGAATCAATGGATAAAGTTGGTCCATCAAAAGATGACTTAGGTAAATTGTTAAAAGGCAAAAAAGAATATACGGATGAGGATAAAACTCTTGTTGTAGAAAATGATTCTGATTTATATGCCGATGCCACTTCAGGAATTGATGATGCAGTTGCAGACCGTTTAGCCTCTCTTCAAGCAGAATTTCCAAACCATGAATACACAGAACAAGAAAAAACTGAGATTTATGAAAATGTTCAACGAGAGATGATTTCCGATTATGTAGATTCCAATAGCGAGACATTGGATGAGTACCTCCAAGCAAGCGAAGGAGATTCTTTTGACTACCAAGAAGCAATCGATTCATTCCAAGATGTTTACGGTGCAAGCCATACTGGAACAACTGTCGATGGAAGAGAAGTAACTTTAAGTGCAACTGTTGGCGATGTTAGTGCTGATGGATATGCCATCTCTATTCGTGGAGATGTTTTTGATGAAGATGGAAATATGGCTGGAGAATTTGAGCGTCGCATATTTGAAAAAAATGGAGTTTGGAATGTTGAACACTCAGTTTTAAGATTAGAAGATGAATTTCAGGGTACAGGTTTTGGTAAAGAATTTATTGCTCAATCAGAGGCTTGGTACACCGCTAAAGGATTTGGTTACATTGAAGTTGGAACAGCGTGGGATGGCGCTCGCCATTGGGCTAGAGCGGGTTATGACTGGAAGCCTGACAAAGTTTCAGAGAATTTAGATAACATTTCTCAAAGGGTTGCCTCTATGGATGATGAAGAAAGTGGTTGGTTTGCAAAAGGTTCTCCTGAACGAGCAGAATTTGACTCTTTAATGTCAAGAGCAACAAACGAATACAACCCTTATTTTGAAGATGAGAGCGGATATAAATACCCTGCTTTTGGTTCAGTCAAAGATTTGAAAACAGATGACTTTCCGTTACCTGCTCATTTTGCAAACATTGGATATTCAAAAGAAAAAGAAGAAGAGATTGGAACTTGGGCAGGAAAAGAATTGATGTATGACTTGAAACTGAAATATACGAAGTCATTAACCGCTGAAGGTCAAAAACTTTTGCAGGGTCCTATCGACCATGATGGGGATGGCTTGATTTATGACGGAACAGCCCGTGAAAAACCAGCACCTAGCAAAAAGAATTAAACTGAGGTATAATTAAATTATGAGTAGACGAGATACACAAAAGGCTATCCAAGAGGCTTATGCCAAATGGTCTGAGAAGGTGGAATTTACCTCTGAGACTGGAGCATCAGACAAAGACGAATCAGAAATTATGGCTCAGATTTCAACCATCCTTAAAGGAAATCAACCACAGTCATAAATCTATCCGCTATTCTTAGAACATGGCGAATATAGCACCAAAACTAATTCATCTAAGCGCTGAAGAACTCAATGCGCTACATGAGCGTGTCCATAAGTCTGAGGCTGACCCTGCAACTATCGAGGTTCACCACACCATTCTTAATGAGATGGCTAGGCGCAAGATGGAACGCCCTCAAGATGATTGGGATAACTACGAGATTCTTATTGATTCAATCGACAATGTAGACCTGACAAGTATTAGTGGATTATCAGCCGACACAGTTCTTGATGTTATTAAATCTACGGGTGACCTCGTTGGTAATGTAAAAACTTTTCTAACCATCCATGGCTATCAAATGCGTATTGAGCCAGTTGAAAAACGGATACAACAAGAAGATGGAAAATGGGTTGTTTACAACGAAGAGGGAACTAGAAAATTTGGAACTTATGAGACCAAAGAGGAAGCCGATGAAAGGCTTCGTCAAATGGAAATGTTCAAAGCCGATGATAGTTACACTCCACCAAAGTCTGTAAGACAAGCGGCTCAAAGAGCAATCGAATGGATTGGCGAAGGTTTTGCTGGTCAAGGATTTACTGCAACTGGTCGAGTTCGAGCAGGTCAATTAGCCCGAGGCGAAGCAGTATCTATTGAAACTCTCAAGCGTATGAAATCTTTCTTCTCACGCCATGAAGTTGATAAAAAAGCAAAAGGTTTTAATCGTGGTGAAGATGGATTCCCTAGCGGTGGAAGAGTTGCTTGGGATGCTTGGGGTGGAGATGCAGGATTCGCTTGGGCTGAAGCAATGGTTTCAAGATATGAAAATCAAAAAGAGGTAAAAAAACATGGAGACCACGACCAATCATCACACGGGGCTTGGGCTGGTGGCGGTGGTGGCGGAGAGACTAGCGGTTCTAAAATATCAGTACCACCTAAAGCCGATGACATTTCACCGAAAGCCGAAAGAACACCCGAGGCAATCAAAGCGGCGCAAAGAATTAGACAACAAGCAGAGCAGGTAGAACCTGTAATCACGCAACTTATGGTAGACCTAGCAGAAAAAAGCGGAGGCGTGTTTGCTGAAATTGAAGGCAAAAATTCTTTAGTTGAAAGACTAAAATCTACTGAATCTTTGGCAAGAAAAATAGATGGCGATGCTGAGAAGAAATATGGTGGGGATAGAGAAAAAGCAGCAGATAACATTTCTGACGCAGTTCGTTATACCCTTAATGTTGATGATAACAAGTACACGGAAAATCTTGAAAGAACATTAGATACTCTTGAAAAAACTGGTTGGAAAGTTAATGAAGTAAAAAATTTTTGGCAACAGGGTGACCCATACGACGGTGTAAACATGAAAATATCCCGAGATGGCGTAAAGGTTGAATTACAACTACACACGCCAAAATCTCACGAAATTAAAGAAGTTAAACTTCATAACGATTATGCGAAGTATCGTGTAGAAACAAATGATACTGTGCGTCAAACATTGTGGGACAAAATGGTAGATACAGCCAAGGCTATTCCCCGCCCAAGTAACAGCGCAAAACTCTTGACTTTAGGGACGCTTGTAGTTCAAACCTTTGAGACGGCTCAACAGGCTGGATTGACTAAATCAACTGGGGTTGATATTATATGGACAATAACTAGAGGAGGTATAGCAGTATGCGGTATTTCGCAAGTTTAGGAGAAGGCAATAAAGCCCTCAATTTATTCCGTTTTGATAGAGGTAAGACTGGAATAATTGAGGATTATTGGACTCCTGAAGGTTGGAAAAAAGACGCAGATGCCGAGATTGTGCGTTATCTTGCTTTAGGAGAGGGTGATTTTCAAGAACTTACAGAAGAGGTAGCCCGTCGAATTTTTCCTCAAGCCTTTACCGAAGAGGCTACAAAGGCTTTAGGTAAATTTGATTTACAAAAAGCAGAGGGCGAAAAGCGTTACACTCTTGGCGCAATGTATATCCCTGATATAGAAGATGCTCATGGAGAGTGGACAGATGCAGATGAATTACAAAGAGCAGTTTGGGATTATGTGCGAAGCAATGACCGTCGTATTCGTTTACAACATGACCGCAATGTTGTTGCTGGAGAATGGGTCGAGGTTATGTCTTTTCCGTATTCATTAACAGTTCCAATTAAAACTGTTGATGGTCAGGAGATGCAACACACTTATCCACCAAACACAGTTTTCCTAGGAGTAATTTGGGAACCTTGGGCTTGGGAAATGGTAAGTGAAGGAAAAATTCGTGGATACTCTATTGGTGGAAAAGCCGAGAGATTATTTGTCGATATTGATGTTGAAAAAGGCGACCCAACCGTGTCTGATGTGCATGTTGATACAATAATGAACCCGCAAAAAAAGAAGCCAAAGAAAGAGGTAATTGTATGAAAAAAGACCTGAGGATTTTAGCCGAATTACGCAAAGGTCCTTTGGCTGGTATGGACGAAGATGAATTCAAAATGATTGAGGCGGATGTAAAAAAGTTTGGTTTCAAGGGTTTGAGCGGTTATGCAAAGTCAATGGTTATGGAGGCGCAACGCCGTTTAGGTTCTCAAATAAATAAAGCAGTAGCCCAAAAAAAAGCAGAATTAGAAAAACACGGCGACCATGACCAATCAAGCCACAGTCCAACAGGCGGTGCGGGGAAAGACATTCAAGATTTATCTCCAAGTGACCAAAAATCATTTATCAGTAGAATGTCCTCAGCCAAAACTTACCAAGAACAACGCAAAATTATTGAAGAATATAAACCTAAATTACCTAAAAAAATAAATAAAGCAAAATCTGTATCAGTTGGTGACATGGTTTCTTGGAACGCTTCAGGTGGTAAAGCAGAGGGTAAAGTTTTAAGAATTGCTCGTTCAGGTCGTATCAATGTTCCTGATTCATCATTTAACATTCAGGCAACCGAAGAAGACCCTGCGGCTTTAATTGTTTTGTACCGTGATGGAAAACCAACTGATACTAAAGTTGGACATAAGGTTTCAACTCTAAAAAAAAAGTAGAGATTGAGAAGCACGGCGACCACGACCAGTCTAGCCATGGCGATTGGCGAAAAGGAGATGATTCTGAGGGAGAAGATTCTTCAGAACCAAAAAATCCAAAACCGTATTTCAAGCCACGCCGAGAAGATGATTCTGAGGGTGAGTTTGAAGATTCAGATTATGATGACCCAAAATGGATGGACACAATGGATTTGAAACCAAGAAAAAAATAATGAATAAATCAATTATTGATGACACGGTTGATGTTTTGACTGCTATGAATTTAACTGTAATTAAAGTTTCAACCCCGCCTGGGTATTCAGGTTTACAGGTTTATTTACCCAATGACACTCAAGCATTTTTTATATGGACAAAGATTGACCAAGACGACTATCACTTTAGAATGGCTAGATTTTGGCAAAGCGATAACCCGTTCTCGATGTGGATTGCCCCTAATTTAATTCAAGCCTTAGCCAAGACAAGAGTTCTAACTGCTCAGTAAATAGGCTCGAATTACACCTGTGGTATTCTAGGCGTGTCAAGACCCGAGGTTAGTTTTATTAGCCCTATGCTAAAAAGACTGTCCTCTAGTTTGTTAGGAGCATAAATTGGCAAAACCCCGTACCCGCAAAATGGTGAATTTAGCCATTGAGGAAACGAGTGGCGTAGACCATCCAGCGCATCTACATGAGGGTTGGCTTGTAATGAAGTCAGCCTCCGAATCTGAAGTACAGAGGGTTCTCGACAAATCGCTGACCAAGGAGGACTCCAATATGGAGGATAAGAAAACTACCGAGGCAACTGAAGATAAGGTTGAAAAAACC